GTTACCCACGGTTTGCCATACATTACCAGTGTGTGCATAGTATTCAAGTTTATCAGTTGAGGTGCTGTAACGCAAGGCTGTTTGGCTAGTAAATCCAGTGATGTTGCCTCTAAAGCTGGATGATGTGGCTGCAAGTCCTAGAGCATAGCTACCAGACTCAAATAAAGTATTTTTAACAAGGCGTCCCATTTAGATTCCTATAAAGCTAACTGTCATTGCAATGGCGCTAGCACCAGATGTGTTAGCCTTGATCATATCACCACTGCTTAATATTAGTTTTTCACTATCAACAACATAAGTATCACCAGATTGTATTTGTATGTCTGAATATATGCGTGTGTTTGCTTGAGTCACACTCATACCAGCTGGGCACACAAATATGCTAAAAGTTCTAGCAGTTGAGTCTATATTACATAGATACATGGCTGTGATAGCACTTGATCCACTGCCGACATAAACGTTAGCTGCCGCACCTGTTGTTATTAAAGAGTTGGTTATTGCCATTTTTTCTATCCTATAATATTATCGAAAACACTATGGCCTTCGATTTGGTTACTAATTCATCACTTGCTGTTCCACTGTTTACTACGAATAATCCACTGCCAGCACTGCCTACCGTATCTGAATATAATATAACATTACTAGCCACTGCTGTTGGTGGATTAGCAGTGAGCAATGACTGTAATTGTACGTTAAATCCGTTGGTTATTAAATTGCCGCCTAATCTTGGGCCGGTATCTTGTACTACTGCTGTTATTCCTGAACTTGCTGCTGTGGCGATGTTGCTAAACGTAGTACCATCTGTGGTCACTTCCCAGTTATCATAGATTTCATTCCAGCGTAGGGCAACATTAGCTTGCAGTCCACGATCAACGATAATACTAGATTGCCCTGGTGCTGCATTGCCGCCAACTCCATATTGATTTTCACCCACGTTTAGTACGATATCTTTATCTTGTATATTGGTATTGGTAACGTTGGTTGTGTCATAAACACCAAGAACGTGTAGATTACCAGTGAGAAACACATCTGTGGTATCGATCGTATAGGTAGTATTAAGTCTTTTAACTGCGGCCATTGTAAATTATTCCGTTTTTATTATTTATCATCAAAAACGAATTCAAAAAAATAGCACCCGAAGGTGCTATTCTTAGTTTGACTATGATTAGTCGTTTGTTGCTAGTTTTACTGTGGTATTGAGTACCGCAGCATTTACACTCCAAATTGCCTGTGCATTAGCCGCAAATTGACCACCTGGTGCTGCACCAGCTGGTGATACTGTTACTGTACGACCATCTAGTTTGGTAACAAAATATGTACCACCTGCACTGTCAGTAGCAGAAATAGTCATTAATCCTGCTGCATGTGGACCAACTCCTGTATTGGCTGCTGCGACTTCTGTTGCTAAAATCAAACGAACTGTACCAGAACCTTGATCGTTGGTTACTCTATAACGACGAGAACCTTTTACACTAGTGATATCAGATAATCTTCCACCTGCGCCGCCAGTGATAAATGCATTGGCCTGTATGGTATTGGCTGTGGTCACTGCGGGATCCATTGTGGCTACCACATTACCCAAGCGACCAACGTCACCAAAGCTAATTGGGCTAGTGATAGCCGCGCTGTTAGCCATAGACATGGTGATATTACCAGTGGTTGTATTAACACTAACAACCTTGGTTGGATTACCTAAATGTAGTGTAGTAAAGAACACGTTAGCGACCATACCTGCATAAATGCCTGACGTTACACCGCTTGAAAACTTGAATACATTTCCTGCAATTTGAGTGAACCCATCCACCACCACGTTAGCGGGTTTGTTGAATCCAAATGTAACATTGGCTTGGATATTTCTCACTAGATATCCGCCACCTGCTGATGTTAGTGTGACACTTGCTATGTTACCATTACCAGTAAGTCCTGCTGTGGGGGCCACGAATGTAATTGTGGCTGTGGCAGTGCTACCACCACCTTGACCTGGTGCTGGGAACGCAATAGTTGTACCTGCTGAATAATTGTTACCACCATGTGCTACCAATGAAGCAACGCTTTCACCACCAGACGCATTGGTGCTTGATCCAGTGTTAATAAATCTTTTCTTAATAGGACGTCCCATTTTATTTCTCCTTAATGTGATTGTTCTACAATCTACGCGGTGGGGACCGCATAAACTCTCGATTAAGAGCGAACAAAGTATTTATCGTTTTTTGAGCTTTAAGCCAAACAAAAAGCCCGTTTCCGGGCTTTTTGAATTTCAATACAATAATACTTAATATTATTGGAATGATAGGTTTGATACACCTACTTCTTCTAGATAGTCTGCTGCATTACCAAGAGATGAAGCTGTGTTAGATAATTCAACATAGCCATAACGTGTCATGAAGCCTACTACTGGTTCGAACGTTGATGGATCAAGAACAACACCAGATGACATTAGTGGTACGTATGGGCAATAGAACGCTGCCGCATCTGATTCGCTAGAACCTTTGTAACCAACTAATACTTCTTGTGTGTCTGAAGCATAACCGTCAACATAAATGCGCATAGCACTGTTTAAAGTACCTACGAATTTAGTGTTAGTTGGAGCTTCAAAAGTACCTTCTGTACTACGAGCAAAAGCTGAAGTAGTTGCAGATTGTAATACTGTTAAAGCAGCTGGACTTACAACAGCCCAATTACCTGCACCGCGACGTGTACGTTGAGCGATCAAGTTAGCTGCACGGTTGATTGTAACCGCTAGAGCAGCATGCTCGTCACCTACGAATGTAGCTGTACCTGAAACTGTAGCTTGATTGTAGTTGAATGTATTACCAGCTAATGAACGTAGAGATGCTAAGATCTCTTGATCAATTTCAACTGTGATTTCTTGTGCTAAAGCTGCCATGATTTCTGCTTCAACATCTAAACCGTGCATAGATTGTGCATCTTGCGCAGCTTCAAAAGTCCAACGTGCAGACAATTTACGTGTTTTAGCTTCAACAACTTGTTTCAAGATTTGAACGTTGATTCTCTTACCTGGTGCGCCTTCTAGTGTGCTTGTTGAACTAGCTAGACCAGCAGTTCCATCACCAGAATAAGCAACAGCAACTTTGAACGGGCTAAGAGCTTCATCACCAGCTGTTACGTCGTTTGCAGAACCTGTTGCATCATTGGTATCAGCATAACGTACACGTAAAGTGTGGATTTGAGCTACTGGGCCAGTCATTGGTTGTACACCAACGATTTCGTTAGCGATAACTGTTGGCATTACTCGACGAATCACTGGAAGGATCACGCGATTTAATGTAGCTACGTTACCTACTGCTGTAGCGCCACTAGTTGCAGTTTCCATCAAGTGCTTCTTCGTATTTTCTAAGATTACAGCCATTGTGGTTCTTTTCGAACCTTGTAGACCTTCTAACAGGGCGTCTTTGGTCTCGTTCCAACGGCCTTCTAATAGTTGGGTTGTCATTTCTTATTTTCCTTAAAAAAAATTATTACTATTTTAGCCCTGCTAAACGTCTGATTTCAATAACATTGTTATTGGCGTCGGCGTCGTCTTTAGCAGATTTATCACCTGTCACTTCTACGCGACTCTCAGCTAATACTGGCTTTTCAGCTTTCTTAACACTAGAGTTATTTAGAACTGCGGGTAGATACTTTTCGTATGCAGCCTGAAGACGTTCAGTTTGCACACCTTCGAGTAAGCTAGACATTACATCTGCTTTCTCTTTGTTTAGAGGTTTAAATAATTCAGCAAGCTTCTCTTTACGAGTAATGCTTTCTGTAATCACTTTAACTTCACGATTCTTGCTTTCAACTAGAGCTTCTTTTTCTGCGATTGCTTTTTGGCCTTCAGCGATAACTTGATCTTTTGTTTCAAGTTCTGCTTTAAGTTTTGCAAATTCTTTGTTTTCACTTAGGTGTGTAACAGCAAATTCACTTGCAAATGCTTCAAATAAGCGACGTCCAAACATGTTCTCACGAGCAGTTTGAATATCTTCTTTGAGTTGAGCTAGTTCTGAGCCTAGATTGTTTGCTACTGCTTCCTTGACAAGGGTAGCACTGCGTTTAACAAATTGACCTTGTAGTTCCGCTAATTTTTGTTTAGCTTCTGCTACTAGTTTCACTTTAGTTTCAACTACAGCTTTCTTGTCTTGGTCAAACTCTTTGATCTCTTCAGCTAAGGCATGGATAACAAATTTCTCTAACCTAGCAACTGCTTCAGTTTGAGTTTTGCGATCCGATCTTAACTCTTTGATTTCTTCAGCAAGTTTAGTAACTAGGAAGTCATTAAACTTACCTGCGCTTTCGATCATGTGAGTTTTAAATTTCACGCGATCTCCTGCAAGAGCTTTCTTCTCTTCGGCAAACTCATTGAGTTCAGCGGAGAGTTGTTCAGTAACCATTTTGTCTAGAGCTTCAACCATTACATTTTTGTCGTGTTCATAGCGACCCGCAAACTCTTCACGCAATTCAGCGCGAATAGTCTCACGAGCTTCAGTTAATTTAGTTTCCCAAGCTTCTGTTAAACTTGCTTGAGTTTCTTCGTTAATGATGCCGGAATCTAACAATGGTTTGATAGCGTCTAACATTGTGATCTCCTATTTAATTTTTAGATCTTTGATTAAGCCTTTTACAGCTTCTTTCAAATACTTCTGTACTTTTTGATCTGCGCTGGCTTCACGTGCCATTTCGAATACCTTGCTACCACCTTTCATATTCATCAGTCCTTCGTAAATCGCTGTTGGATATGCGTTAGGTGCGCTTGGTTGCGCAACTACATCTACTGTGACTATTTCAAAGTCACTTACTTTGCCGTCTCCCTCGTTCACGTTGCCGCTACCACGAGATGAAACACCAAGTTTTACTCCTGATTCCAACATGGTAGTAACTAGTACACCCATTGGAGTAGGAAGAACTCTTAATTTACCAAAACCGTTAGGACCATCCATCCACATATCAATAATCATATGTGAAACGCGATCTAGATTAATTTTCAAATCATCTGGGTGATCGACTTCGCCTAAGACGCTGTAACCACCCTTGATCTGTTCATTTAATGCAGAAACGGCTCGTTCGATCTCATTCACTGGGTATACACGATCATTGTGGTTCTTAACACCACCTTGGATGAATATGCCCTTCATGTAAAGATTCTTACTTTTGCCATCATGCGAGTCTTCAGTCAAGACTTCCATTCTCGCAGCATCAAAAGTTAAGTTCTCTTTAAGATAAAATGCCATTATAGTTTCCTAATTATTTTGCTAGTGGGCTAGTTTTGTTAACGCCACCAACTTCTGCTTTAACTGCTGTTTCTTTTTTAGCAAATGCTTGACCAGCTTTAGCACCTGGAACATTTTCATATGAACCTGCACCTTTTAATTCGCCTTTTGGTTTAACAGTTGCTTTTGGGCTAGTGCCGTTTGGATCTGGATTAGCTTTACCTGTAGCAATATTTGCTGCAGAGCCACCCATGTCATTCTTACCAGCTAATGGTGAAGCTTTGTTTACGTTTGCTGAACCACCTTTACCAACTTCACCGCCTTCAGTTTTGTTTGAAGGTGCAGCTACTTTTTCTACGTATTCTTTTACAACTTCTTTATCTTCTTTATCTTCTTCTTTATCTTCTTCATCTTCATCTTCGTCTTTAGCTTCAAAGAATTCTGATTGCTCTTCGTACATCATGCCTTCCATTTCGTCAGCATCTTTGTCACCGTGCATACCTGGCATAGCTTCTTCTTCATGCTCTTCACCAGCCATTAATGCATCAAATTCAGCTTTAAGTTCGTCAAGTGCATCTTCAAGATCAACTACGCGATCTTCAATTTCAGCTTCTTCGTGACCTTCTTCGCTTGGCATTTCATCAGCGTCCATAGCAGGAGCTTCTTCAGCACCTTCTTCGCCTTCTTCTTCTTCAGTCATACCTTGTTCATCGATAGTGATTTCGTCTACTAGATCTTCAACTTCGTTACCACCTACTTCGTCTAGGTCTTGTTCGTCGATTAAATTTTCGTAGATATCGCGTGATTTCTCAACCACGATTGTGTGAAATAA